GTTCTCAAGGTTTAATTTTGGTATTTTACTAAAATGTATGCAATGTTAGATACAGATAACCAAACGGTTATTGCTTGTTTTCCTCCAGATGTTGCTCAAGATAAAATAATTGAAGAAGCAAATGGAAGAACTTTAATTGAAATGACCTTTGAAAATAGCCCTGCTTATATTCAAGGAAAATATATTGATGGAAAATTTTACCCACCGAAGGAGGTAATCAATGGCTAATTATGCATTAATCAAAGATGGCGTTGTAAACAATGTTATTGTTGCAGATACAAAAGAAATTGCCGAAGAAGTCACAGGTCTTACCTGTGTTGAATATACAGATGAGAACCCTGCTGGTATCGGTTGGTCTTATGATGGTGCAGAATTCACTGCTCCAGTAATTGAATAACAAACCTTAAAATATAAAACCCCCCAAGCCAAAAGCAAGGGGGGTATTTTTATATCAATTATATTACTTGCATGGATATTTGTTGTACCATTCCTGATACCGTTTTCCATTCACGGAACTCCATGAAGACCAATCTGCTCCACCCTTAGTCATGTGTAGAGCAATTTGTGCATTTACAACTGGGTTTAATAACTCAGCGTTTGAATCTAACTCAAACTTCTCTCTACGATCTGACCCTAGTTCTCCAAGCATATTTATTTGAAATACACCATAAGAACTGTCTCCAGTTTTTACGTTACCGTTGAAAGCAAGGGGGCGACCATTAGACTCTGCCTTTGCAATAGCACAAGCAGACCTCAAAGCCTTTCCCTTAAACCCTACAGCCTGTAACATATCAACTAGTTGCCCATCAGTCAAGTTGTGGGCATTCTCATATCTTTCAAGTTTTTTCTCTTTAGAGACCAAAAAAGCCACCTTGGGGGTGGCGGAGATTTCCATAGAGTCTTTACTTAATAAGTTGTTTTCAGCAGTGGCTCTTGAAGCACCAGAAAAAACGGCACTACACATAACCAAAACTAACACCCCTAGCCAAACTTTTGCTTCTCTCATTGTAAATTACCTCCTAGAGAACAAATGCTACCTGTTGGTAGCATACATTAATTATAGCACGAATTTGGGGTAATGGGCAAGTTTAAACACCTAAATGTCCGTTTTGTGATATATTATATGTATGAAAGATTTATTGTGTTTGGTCTATATTTCTGAAAAAGTCGGAAAAAGGGGGATGCCCTTTAAGGTCTCATACTCATATAGATATAATAAATGCAAGTGTGATAATTGTAGAATTTATAAAAAAGAAACAGCAAAGTTGTATTTAACAAAAAACAAAGAAAAAGTCACAGAATATAAACAAAAATATTATCAAAAAAATAAAAAAGAAATTAGACAAAGACAGATAGTCTATGAGTTAACAGTAAAAGATAAAAGAAAAGAATATGTTAAAAAATATAATGAGGAAAATAAAGATAGAATAAGAATTGCAAAAAGAGAGTATGCAAGAGCAAACCCAGAAATAGATAGAAGCAAAAATAGAAGAAAAAGAGCAATCAAGAAACAAAATGGTTTTGAAAAATACAGAGAGTCTGACGTTTTATCTATGTATGGGGCAAATTGCTATCTTTGTGGTATTGAAATTGATCTCTCTGCTAATCGTAGATGTGGATCCCCTGGTTGGGAATATGGTTTACATATAGAGCATTATGTAGATATTGCTCTTGGAGGACCAGATACGTTAGAAAACGTTAGACCAGCACATGCAATCTGTAATTTAAAGAAAAAACCAAAGGGAATGGTATAATAACTATATGCCTCAAGAGACCGCTATATATGATCTGCCATTTCCGTTAGACACCGACGCAGTTGATGTAGCATCCGATATTCAAGCATTAGCAGAGCGAATTGAGCAGGTACTTCCAAGCCTAGGTTTACCATATTTTACACATGAAATAAGAAATAACAGTGGTGTAACAATTGCTAAGGGTGATCCTATTTATGCTACAGGGTTTTCTACTAAAACTACCGTTGCAAAATCGGTATCAACAAACCTTGCAACCTTTCCAGTAATAGGATTAGCAACAACTTCTATTACAAATGGTAGCGATGGCGTAGCACTTATTTCTGGTATTTTTACTGGAGTAAATACTTCTTCATATACCGCTGGAAATATTTTATATGTTGGAACAACTGGAGGACTTACAGCAACACAGCCAGCAGGTGGCTCAGGAGCCGTAGGAGTGGTTTTAAAGGCCAATTCAACAACAGGCGTTATACTTGTTACACCACCAAAAGGCAACGGCACCTGGGGTGCAGTTAAGGCAGGATTATAATTATGGCAACATACAGAGGTCAAGGATCAGATTCATTTTCTATTGGATCAGCCCCACCAACAGTTTTATGGACACTAGTCCGTGGAGATACAGCAGCATTTAGAGTTTATGTAACAGATGAAGAAAGAGTTCCACTAACAATTAGCGAGTGGGATATTGAAATGGATATTGTTAGACCATCAACAAACAATACTTTAATTTTATCTCTTACACCAGAAGCAACAGTAAGTGATGACGATGGAGAGTTTACAGTTTCACTAACTTCTGGAGAGTCAGAAGATCTTGTAACTGGAGATGCTTTTGATATACAACTATCCGACGGTACAAGAACCTGGACGGTATGTAAAGGAACAATTACAGTTATTGCTGATATAACTGGCGCATACGAAAGTTAATCATGCCAGTACAAAAAGTAACAACTCTTGATACTGTAAGAACTTCGGTAAAGCAAACCAACTACTCTAAAACCAATATAAAAAGAATTGGTGCAACTCTTACTGAGATTCAAGGTATATATCCTTTTAAGGTTAGGTTTACTGATTTAGGATACCCTGGAATATCTGGTAATAATGCACCAGGCATTGGCATAGCAGTCATTGGCAGTACATTCTATATTTTATGATATAATCACATATATGGCCGTTATTCCAATTAGCACATTAAAAACAAAATTTGAGTCTGGAGACAGGCCTACAGGACAAGATTTTGCAGATTTAATTGATACCACTTCATACCGTGCAGAAGCGCTGGGTGGAGATGGAAATAACTCAGCAACAATAACAGGAATTGAAACAGCCACAGTATTTGACACAATTGATACAGCCGTATGGAGAACAATTAAGTACTTAATTCAAGTATCACATCCATCCACAAGCGTATACAAAAGCACAGAGATTAACATAGTTTTTGACGGAACAAATCAAAATATAACAGAGTTTGGCACGGTATCCAATACAGCAAATGCTATTGGAAATATCACTGCTAACTTAAATTCTGGTATAATCAGTATGACGGTAACACCATCACTAACGCCTATGACCATTAGGTACTACCGAACTGGTCTTAAGGCATAACCCCAAAGGAGAACCACAATGGCAACAGTAGACAAAGCCTTTAGAATTAAAAATGGCTTAGTGGTTGAAGGTGCTACGGCTACCGTCAACACACATGATGTAATTACAAAAGAAATCTTTGACGCAAAAGGTGACTTGTTAGTTGGTACAGGATCAAACACTGGTACCAGAGTTGCACTAGGAACAAACGGATATGTTCTTACTGCAGATTCAGCAGAAACAAATGGCGTTAAGTGGGCAGCAGCCCCAGCAGTTGGAGCATTTGAAACTTCAATTGTATTTGAAGGTACAACTGCAAATGATTTTGAAACAACTCTTACAGTAACTGACCCAACAGCAGACCGTACAATTACATTCCCAGACTTATCAGGTACTGTAATTACAACTGGTGATTCTGGCACAGTAACTAGCGCAATGATTGAAAATGGAACTATTGTTAATGCAGATATTAGTGCATCAGCAGAAATTGCTCAGTCTAAGATTTCAGGTCTTACTACTGATCTTGGAAACAAGGCTTCTTCTTCAGACCTTACAACTCACACAGGCGCAACAGAAGCACACGGTGCAACAGGTGCGGTAGTTGGAACAACAAATACACAAACTCTTACAAATAAAACACTTACAAGCCCAGTAGTTACTGGTCTTACTCTTAATGACTCAAGCATTGTTTTTGAAGGTTCATCTGCGGATACTAGTGAAACAACACTTACAGTAACAAACCCTACAGGAGATCGCACTATTACTTTGCCAGACGCTACAGGTACTGTTGCTCTTACAAATAATAAGTTAGATGCTTTTGCAGCAACTACTTCAGCAGAACTTCGTACAGTAATCTCTGATGAGACTGGTACTGGCGGACTTGTATTTGCTGATACCCCAACACTTGTAACACCAAACATTGGTGTAGCAACTGGTACATCTTTGGTTCTTTCAGGGGATCTAACAGTTAACGGTACAACAACTACAATTAACTCAACAGAAATTACAATTGATGACAAGAACCTTGTTCTTGGTTCAGTAGCAACACCAACAGATGCAGGCGCTGATGGTGGCGGTCTTACTCTTAAGGGTGCTACAGACAAGACTCTTAACTGGGTAGATGCAACAGATGCATGGACATCTTCAGAACACTTTAACATTGCTTCTGGAAAGTCATACTATGTAAATGGTACAGCACTTAAGGATGTTTCAGAAACTCTTACAAACAAGACTATTACATCACCAACAGTTTCAGGACTTACACTTTCAGATGGAAGTATTGTCATTGAAGGCTCTACAGCAAATGACTTTGAGACTACACTTACAGTAACTGATCCAACTGGAGACCGTACAATTACATTCCAAGATGGAACTGGAACAGTAGCGTTTACTTCAGACATTACAG